TGGTTAAATATCCCTGAGTTTCATGGGTTCGACGCCGCGTTGGTTGATCAGAAGCTTTCTGGATACTTCATCATATCAGAGATTAAGAACGTAGTAAGAAACGACGGCTTCACTTACACCACGCTTAGAGTCAACAAAGACTCCTACAACGCACCTCTCAATCACGCGTCGTACTTTAGGGAGCGAGGAAACAGGTGAGCTTCGACTTTTACGGTGACAACTTTAAGTGGTTCGTCGGTGTAGTTAAAGGAAGCTACTACGACAACACGCGCGTTCGAGTTCGAATCTTTGGCATTCACAGGATGGACGACACCATCGATGTGTCGGACGACGACCTTCAACCCGCGATCGTATTGTTTCCAACGACGGGTGGACAAACATCCGGCGGAAACTTATCACACGGGTTAAAGACTGGAACATGGGTGTTTGGATTCTTTGCCGACGGCGAAAACTGTCAGCAGCCTGTTGTTGTCGGCGTGTTCAATGGAGGCATAGCTTCTTCAAGCAACCTCGGAAGCGCTTCACCTGCAGGCGGTTCAGCTGGCGACGGTAGAGACACCGGCGGTGGTAGCAACGACACCAGCGTCCCACTCTCGACTCTTGGAATCAGTGGAAAGAACAACGCCGAGCAAGCTTACAACATGATCTATGAGTTGATCGAAAAGAGCGGTAGGTCGGGTGGAAACATACACATGCAAGTTTCCGGAATCATGGGAAACATACTCGCGGAAAGCAACTGCAATCCGAGCACAGGGTTCGATAAGCCCGTAGTTGATACGAACGGTGGAAAGATCTACGGCATCTGCTCGTGGAACACCGTCGGCGGCCGCCCACAGATAATGTTTAGAAAGTATGGACAGCGTCCAACGCTCGATCAACAGATCTCATTCATGTGGGATGAGTTTCATAGCACCTACGAGCGCGCTTTCTTTAAAATCATGGCGGCTACTACCGTCGATGAAGCGACACAAGCTATGTGCTTCTATGAGCAGCCAGCATGCTTGAAACGAAACAGCTACGTAGACGTCAACGATTCAACGTATAAGCCTAGGATAAAATACGCGAATCAAGTGTACTCATCGTTTAAGTACACTCCGCGAGACACTTCCGCGGCGAGGGGTAGGTGATGGCGATAGTTGGACCAAAGGCAGTCGCTCAATACGACTACTTGTACATAACAACCACCCGCACCTATAGGGATGAAGACGTCGATGTATCGTCGGTCGGCGGGGACTTTGTTATAGATCAAAGAGGCTCTGTTTATCAAAACAGGACGCCGACACCGGGACAGGCACACGTCGTTTTTGTCGGTGGTATAGATACTTATACACACGCAAAAGATCCTATGACTCCTATATTCTACATGACTGAGAGACAGAAAGTCACTTTGTACGCGATTATGAGGGAGCTCTCTGTGAGGACAGACGCCGCACAGATAACGAGCAGTGATCAGGTGTTGGAGCAGATCGCTAAGTCAACATACATAAACTACGTGGGATGACATGTCCAGAGAAGACGTTTTCAACGATCAAAAGAATATAACAAAGAATGAAACCAATCGCGAGGGAGACGGACTCTCGGTTGGCACAGGCTGGCACACGCTCGCGGCTAACCCATATCCGGGATTCGAAGTTTCTGTAAAGACCGGCGGTAAAGCTTCCGACACGACTAAAGTGTTCACAGGTCCGGGTGCCGGCATCGCAACGGGTGTCGGCAACCCTGAAGACAGCATGGGCTGGGTCACTTCGACTGGAAACAAAATCGCGATTCATGCGACGCCGGGATCTGAAACTATCGAGCTCGTTCACCACTCCGGCGCTGCCATAATGATCGACGCCGATGGATCCATATTCCTCATGCCTACGAGCAAAAAGGGATTCGGTATGCACTCCAACAAAGGCGACGGCGTCGTGTCGGCGCAGGGAAGGTTGGTGCTCAAGGGACACTCCGACATCACGATTGAGACCGAGGGAAGTCTCACGATGAACGTTGGTCAGAATATGTTTATGAACGTTGGTGGTGACATGATCGTCGACGTCGGTGGATCCTACTCAGAGTCGATCGATGGCGCTAAGACTACTGAAGTGGTCAAAGACTACTCTGAGACCGTAGGCGGTGTGTCGCGTGAGACAGTAGCTGGGGACAAGCGAACACAAGTTGCGGGTGAGATTCGCTACGATGCGGGTAAGTCGATAGAGTCGAGAGCGGATCAAAACATCAAGCAGTATGCTTCGAAGAGCATGCTCGTCAACAGCATCGAGGATTCGTTCTTTGAAGTAAGCTCGGGTAAGCTCTCACTCATATCGAACGACGACACGACACTAGCTTCAAAAGGTGCACTGTACGTTAGCGGCTTACACGATGTGTCGATCGAAGCCGCACGGAGCTTAGCTTTGAGAGGAGCAAACACGATTGTCACCGCTTCCGATAGTTTCTACGTAGACGCAACCAATTTAGCTGACATAAGGTCAGACGCTACTAAATTGAGTTCTTTGAATGAAATGAATTTTGTTTCCGGCTCGATGAAGCAGAGCACCACTGGAGCGTTTAACTTTGACGCCGGCGGCGCGATCGACATGAGGGGATCTACAATCGACTTCAACAAAGCCGCGGCTTCACCTCAATCTGTTCGCGCAGTTGAGATCACCGCGAAGAAAGCAGTTCCTGATCCTGAGACTCCTCCCGCAGCTGAGTGGCCACCGTCCGAGACGATCATCGACAACATGACGACTGAGCGCGTTGCGCCGGGATTCTTCAAGAACGCTAAGAAGATGTCACAGAATGAGATGTCGATCTATGAGAACGAGGGCGACAGTCCGGACGCATACGCGAAGGGTGCCGCGAGCATGAACGCCGCCGGTGGGTCACCATTCAGCAAGGGCGACGACGCCGGCACGATTGGTGACAGCGGAAACGCTGGATACGATGGATCAAACAACAATTCAAAAGCGGCGAAGAGCTCGATACCTCTTCCGGTTTCAATCTATAACGGAAGCGACAAGCTATCAAGGAACTTAAGTGTCGGCGGCTTTCCTGGGCTCGGCAGCCTTCCACTCACGCAGATGGGATACAGTCGCAAGGAGATCCTTGAGAACGTTCAGCACTTGGCTTACAACATCATCGATCCCGTGCTTGAGAAGTTTGGCGGCTCGGTGACTCTGCTTCACGGCATCAGGCTCGGGCAGGGCGGATCACGTCACTACATAGGTAAAGCCATCGACATGCGAGCCTCAAGCAGGAATCACGCGCAGACGGCTGAGATCGCGAAGTGGATCGTTGAGAACCTACCATACGACAGGTGCTTCCTTGAAGCGAACGCACAGGGAACCATTCACATTCACGTTGAAGCTGCGCCGGCGGGATCCAGCGGAGCGAGGACTGTACGCACCTGCGCGGATCCTAAGTGTCAGTCGGCGGTCGGTGGACTGCAACTGTCATACGCGCAGCAGGGTCTTAGAAAGATGGGATTCGCCTAATGTCGATAGATCCAAACACATTTAAAAACAACAGCGACCAACAGATCTTAAACTCTGCTGTTGCGATACCGACGGTCGAGCCAACGACCGTGTCGCCTTCAACGCTCGTTCAAAACTTAAACACAAATACTCCTGTTAGTACAACGACTATCCAAGAGTTCTTGAGCGATGGAAACCTTGAGCCGCCTCCACTCAGCGACGCTCAGAAAGCAGCGAATAATACTAAGATAGTTGAAGGAAACCCAGCCGCCCGTGAACCTCCAACCAACTCTTCTTCTTCGACTGTCATTACTAAAGACACCGCTGCGCTGAAGCAGAAGGGCGACCTTCACGAAGACGGGGCTTCTGGAGATCAAGACTTAAAGAAAGCTGGAGAAGCTTTTAAGTCGGCAGTTGGCACAGCGGCGGGACTTACTGCCGCTGGGTTGGCGCTTAAAGCTCTACAGCCTAACAGTCAACCGCGCGATTCGGTCAACAACTACTACTTAACTAACTCTGAAAAAAGTTTGCTTGCGAAGAGGGCGGGTGAACTCGCTGCGCCGGGAATAGTTCCTTACGACGCGCTCGAAGAATTCTTGTACGTTCTTTGCACGATAAGCGAATACGAAGACATGCGCTACATATCAGGCGTAGTGGGCATCGCTGAGTTCGATGATAGGACTATCATAAGAAATCCGGGAAAAATCTTAAACGTTAAAGAACTATATAAAATAGGGTACTTGGCGAACGGCGTCACCGCTCTCACTAAACAGTTTAGCTCGAGCTACTACAACGCTTCATACGCAGGTGATTCACAGTCATCGATGTTCGGTGCACTTTTAGGAGTGTCATCTTTTGGAAGCTCACCCCTCGGTGCTTTATCAAACGTGATAGGTGTAACGGCCGCCGCTGAGTCTTTAGGCTTAAGCGGTACAGAAGCCGCCGCGGCCGCTTTAGCGTTAACCGCTGCTGGCTCTATAACACAGTTTCCAGGAATCAACATAATCTCAGATCTAGTCAGCGACATAGGTTCGCAACTTGCGACCACGACTGCTATCACGAATCTATTTGGTACACCGGGAGGGTTCGGCGGGACTGCAGGTCAAATAGCTCAATTGTCGACAGTCTCTTCACAGCTGGCTTCAACCGCGACACAGACTTTAAACGCAAGCACGGTCATCGCGAATCAAGGAATCGCTTCAGCCGCACCGATAGCAGCTTCTATGATGTCACTTGCAAAAGAGATACGAAGCACTTCTAATTTCACTAACCAGTTATCATCAGTTACAACGATCGCGGCGACGGCTGGAAAATGCGGCGACGTCAATAATCAACTCGCTAAAGTTAATACGATGACTGCGGGATTGGCGAGCAGCGTTGGGTCAATCAGTTCGGCTCTCGGTGCAATCACCGGGCCGGGAAATATATCGGGACCAGCTGCGCTGCTTCAGAAAGTCGGGGGATTCGCCACCTCGGGACTACTCGCAAAGATGGTGCTTGGTCAGCAACTTCCTACTTCGGTCATCTGCAGGAATCCTATGATGCAGCCGCCTTCATACGCAGGAAGAGCTTTCTTTGGCGAGGGCATGACACCAAGGATGTCAGTCGATCAAATGTTCTGCAGGAGGATCGCGACGTTTCCAACTAATCCGGCGGGTTCAGGCCTTATGTCGTTTCAGATGCAGAACTTTGGATCCTACGGCGGAGGCATGAGCATAACGAATATGCTCTCACTCGCAACACTAGGCGTTGCAGTAGCGCCTACGACTGGTGCTCTTGGAACGCAGATCGCCGCTATGGCCGCATCGGTCGCGAGCATCATGGGTGGCTCACCGAGCTCAATCGTAGACGCGCGCAGGAGCGACAACGCGATTCCATTCATGATCGCGTCTTCCTCGGTGATGGTCAACGACACGAAGTGTCCGTTCTCGACGTCGGTGTTCTCGTCGGGATGGAGACACGCTTGTTCGGTCGGCAACGACGTACAGAAATACAACCCGCTATTCTTGGCCACGGCCGTCACTAGTCTATAAATACACTTATGACCATACAAACTACAAGAACAGAGCCGAGATACAAAGACATCTACACTAACTTGGAAGCACATCCGGTTAGAAAAGACATCTTCGTTCTCACCGACGCCGACGCCATTAAGACGTCGATACGAAACATACTGTTCACAGATAGGTTTGAAAGGTTCTTCAACCCGTTGTTTGGATCAAACATAAAGAGAACGCTGTTTGAGAACATGACCGCGAGCACCGAGATGGACGTTCGCATGTTTGTTGAGACGGCGATAAGAAACTTTGAACCTAGGGTCGACTACCTTGAAGTATATGTAAACGCGATACCTGACGAGAACGGTTACTACTTAAAAGTGATCTTCTCGATAGTCAATAATCCACAGCTGGAAACTTTAAACTTAATTCTTAACAGAGTAAGATAATGGCAAACAACTTCCTCACCACCACTGAGCTGGACTTTGCCAGCCTTAAGAATAGTTTGAAGACCTACCTGTCTGGTCAGACGCGATTCTCAGACTACGACTTTGACGGCTCAAACATGAGCGTCCTGCTTGACCTGTTGACTTACAATACGTATCTCAACAACTTCTACCTCAACATGGTAGGAAGCGAGATGTTTCTCGACACCGCTCAGCTTCGCGAGTCGATCGTTTCACACTCAAAAGAGTTGAACTACATCCCTAGGTCGAAGACTTCGGCGAAAGCCATCGTCAACATAACGATCGTGCCAACTGGTTCGCCTACATTCATTACGATTCCTAAGTTTTATAAAACGTCGACTTCGATCGACAACACTACTTTCACGTTCTCTACCGACTCCGACCACATCGTATATCCGGGTGTCAATGGATACGTAGCTTCAAACGTAGAGATCTACGAGGGATCGGTTGTAACCGAGTACTTTACAGCTTCAAACACCGCGAAGTATGTGCTTCAGTCTGAGAACATCGACACCAACTCGATCGACGTCACGGTCATCAACTCACAGTACGACAGCGCAAACTCAACATGGTTGAAAGCTGAGAATCTTTATGGATTAACATCGACATCGAACGTTTACTTCTTACAGGGATATGCCGGTAATCAATACGAGCTCGCTTTTGGAAACGACGTCACAGGAAAGTCGTTGGCCGCCGGCAACATCGTCAAGGTGCGATACAGGGACACTTCGGGTGAACTTGGAAACGGCGCCTATAGGTTCTCAAAAGGAACTGCTATCGACGGTTACTCAAACATCACGATCACGACTGTGACTACCGCGACCGAAGGGTCTGAGAGGGAGTCAAACAACTCGATTAAGTTCAACTCTACTAGATTCTTTACGACACAGGAAAGAGCCGTTACTTCTCTCGACTACGCCAACTTAACGAAGGCTCGGTTCCCACAGATTCAGTCGGTCATCGCTTACGGCGGTGAAGAAATGACTCCCCCGCAATATGGTAAAGTTGCAATATCGGTTAAGCCATACGGAACTTCTGGATCTATTTCACAGAGCTTGAAAACGAGCATCATCAACTACCTTAACACAAAGAACATCACCACTCAAGCTATTATCGTTGACCCCGAGTACTACTACGTTAAAGTTGACACCACTGTCAACTACAACACCTCAGCCACAAATATCAGCAGCGCGCAGGTTTCTTCACTCGTTAGAAGCGCGATCATAAACTTTGCCAACACAAACCTTGTAGACTTTGGCGACGACTTAAGGTACTCAAAGCTCGTCGGTGTCATCGACGACAGTGAAGGTTCCATAATCTCGAACGACACTGAGCTTAAGATTATAAAGCGCTGGAGCCCAACGGCGGGAGCCACAACAACGCTGACTTTCAACTATGATAACCCGCTCTATTCAGAATCGATTCTCTATGAGCTTCCTAACGGCCATGAACAAGCTTTGTACAGCAGCAACTTTACATACACCCACACGGACGGTGATGACTACGATTGCTACATCGGCGACAATGGTTTAGGAGTTCTCAGCATCTATACCAATCAAAATACTTCCAGCGGACTCGTTCGCACTATTCTTTCGGAAGCTATAGGAACCGTCAACTACACGACGGGTGAAGTAGACTTAACCACAAACATTAAGTCGTATACTGGAAACTACATCTCTCTGTATGGTAAGCTTAAGAATAAAGACGTGTACGCGGTTCAGAATAAATTCCTTTTGATCGAGTCAGCCGACGTATCTGTGTCTCTAGTTCCAGTGGTTGGTAACAACTGATGCTTCCTACCGTAGAGAATATATCGAATCTAGTCGAGAATCAGTTCCCAAGCTTCTATAAAGAAGAGGGGCCAAAGTTCATCGCTTTCGTTAAAGCTTACTATGAGTGGCTGGAAGAGAGTGGAAAGACCAACGACCTCGGTAGAAACTTATTCTCTCTAAGAGACATCGACACGACGTCGACACAGTTTCTCGATGAGTTTAGAAAGAAGTACCAGTACGTAATTCCAAAGAACATTCCTGGTGATACGCGTTTCTTACAGAAACACATCCTCGACCTTTATAGATCTAAGGGATCAGTTGATGGTCTAAAGCTTTTCTTCAGGCTGCTCTACAATGAAGACGTCGACATCTACATCCCGTCGTACGACATTCTCAAGCCATCTGACGGTAAGTGGATCGAGCGTAAGTACATCGAGGGATCATACAGCGACTACAACCAATTCTTTGAAAACAAAGCTATAACCGGTTCACAGTCGGGAGCCACCGCGTACGTTGAAGCCTACGTAAAGAACTTCATCAACGGTCGAGTGATTCACTTATTCTTCTTGAGCGACATACAAGGTTCGTTCCTTGTCGGTGAAAGGATAGCTTACGCCAGTCTCGACTTTAACTTGGCGCCAAAGATTCAGGGATCACCGGTCTCTATCAATGTCACCGGCACGACTCCTAACAACGCAACAGGCGACACACTTCTTCCATCGGCCGCAAATGGAAGCGGCGTTGGACTCAAAACACTCGCGTCAAAAGTAAGGATAGCCGGATCTTCAAACGCCACTATCGACTTCAAGATCATCAACGGTGGATCCGGATACACCACGTCACCGACGATCACCATCACCACCGGCTCAAACACAACCGGATCAGGCGCAACGTTCACTGGCGTCATACTAAGCAATGTCTCAAGCTTCTCCTATTCTTTAAGCTACATAAACAACTTAATCAATAGGACCGCGAACCAGTCGTTCAACGCGAACACCGCAGTCGCCAACGCCACCGAGTACATCTCATTCGCCAACAACACCTATGCTAACGGTGACTACGTTCAGTATACCACTGCTGCTGGAAACACGGCTCTTTCGGGTCTATCGAACGGAAGCTACTACTTCGTTCGCGGTGCTAATTCAACGGCTCTACAGCTCGCAGCTGGAAACACAATTACATACAACACAAGTCCGTTGAACTTGACCGCGGGCGCAAGTGAGACTGGTCACTACCTATCGCTGGTGCCTATCACCAATCTTGCGATCAACGCGGTTACTTACGGATCGACTCTCAACAATGCATCGCTGAGTACAGTCCTTGATTCAGCGCTTACGAGTCAGACTATATCGGTTGGAACGATCTCGCAACTCACCGGAATAAACTTAGGTTCTGGATACGATGGCTACGTAAACATTCAAGTCACCGAGCCAAAGCTGGTCGGCTACGGAATCCCGGATGGCTCGGGTGGAGTCACGGGCAACAACGCAGTGTTGACCGGCAACGTGGTCTTGGGAACCGGTCTCGTTCAGAACGTTGTAGTTAAGAATTCTGGATACGGTTATCACACGCTGGGTGAGTCGATACAACTGTTCAACTCAACACAGGCGAACACAAATCAGATAACTCAGGGTACGATCAACCTCGGCGCGGTTGGATTCAGCGAGGGTTTCTGGCAAGGAACACAGAGCTTCCTCGACAGCAATAAATACATTCAGGACAGTCACTTCTACCAAGAATACTCGTACGAAATCAAATTCGTAACGTCGATCCATAAATACATCAATATCCTTAAAGAATTAGTGCATCCCGTGGGAAATAAAGTATTCGGTAAGACTTTAATAACGGCAAAGAACGACGATGAACAGGTCGACATTGACAATACTTTCACACTGTACAGAATTCTTGGCGCCGCTCTATCACCAACCACAAACACGTCGGTGGATGTGTTTACTCTCAACGTTTCAAGGCTAGTGTAATATGCCATCGACTTATACATTTACCGCGGGTCAGATCCTCACCGCAACGGACTTAAACGCTAAGTTCTCACAGACTGCGATCGATGCGGCGAACGTGTCTACGGCGAACGCCGGTACGCTCGCTGAGCCTAGGCTTCCATACAGGATGAACCAGAACGTTAGGACTAGTGACAGCGTTCAGTTCGTCGATGGTGTATTCACTGGAAACTTAACGATCTCAGGCACGACCACATACGTCAACACTACAATCCTTGACATTAAAGACAAGAACATCGTTTTAGCTAAAGGCTCAGCGAACGGGTCGCAGGCAAACACCGGCGGCTTTACGATCGACGGCGCGAACGTCATATTCCAGTACGATAATTCATCGAACAGCATGACGCTGACTCACCTGCTGAGCATCGGCAACTCGACCGTCAACGCAGTCTTTGGATTCAATAGTTCTTCTCTCTCCGGTGGTCAGTTCATAGGAAACGTCAACAACTACTTTCAAGTCATTACACAGAACGCTAACAATGGAACTAGCGCTTCGGGTGACTACGTTGTTGCAGATAATCAAGGAATCAACAGTACCAGCTACGTTAACATGGGCATCAACAGCTCGAACTGGTCAAACACTGAGTGGACGATCAACGGACCTTCAGACTCGTACCTCTACTCAGGCGGCGGGGACTTGGCGATTGGTACCGCTGAGAACTACCAGCTTCAATTCTTTGCGAACGGTACGCTCGCCAACAACGAGGCGATGAGGATCGACTCAGGTGCCAACGTCAACATTGGTAACACCAAAGCCGGCGCGACTTCTTTGACAGTTGGAAACAACACAGTAAACGTTGTAGTCAACTCATCTTCTTTCAATATAAACACCGTCTTCACGGCGAACTCAACGGTCGTCAACGCCGTTTCATACCGAGTCAATACTCAGTTCGTGGCCAACAGCACGGGCGTCTTCTCGACCGGTACAGTCAACGCGAACGCGTTTATGACGACCAGCGTGACAATCAACACCATAGCTCTGGCGATCGGTGCAAACGTAGTCGTCAACACCACTTCACATGCGGTCGGGAACTCAACCGTATACGCAAACGTGATCGCCGGTGAAATAACTCTCTCATCGAACAGCACGAACTCCGCTCTCATCAATTCAACCTCGTTCACAGGCACAGCGAACAACGCCTCGTACCTCGCGAACGTAGCAGCCGCGATCTATGTTCAGAACACAGATTCTAGGACTCTTTCCGGCAACTTAGCTTTCTCCGGAGCCAACGTCTACTACAGCAGCGGTCTGTTCGTAGGCACTAAGATGGTGGTCAACACCAGCACTGTGTTCGTAGGAAACTCTACAGTCAACACAGTAGCGACCGAGGGTCGGCTTGCTGTTTCTGGTTCAGCAAGCAATGCAACTATCAATACATCGGCCGTAGCTGTAGGTGCAAACATTGTACTTGATGTAAGTAATTTAAGAGTAGGTAACACTTCAAAGTACGGTGCTTATTCAACCGGAATCACTATAAATGATAATTACGCCAGTGAAGCCACTAACGTATTCAGTGTGTCTATACAACAAGATTATTTCAATAATACGAAACTTTATAATACAGATCGTAGAGATTCTGTTTATTTAGATCGCTCATCCATGTATCTAGTTTCAAATGGATACACGGGCGATCTTCTCAATACTTATACGCAGAAATTTTATGCCAACACTACTTCGATTTTCGTAGGAAACGCTTCCGTATATGCAAACATAAGCAGCGGTGGTCTGACACTGAGTAATACTCTGTCAGTCACTGGTAACGCTTCGATAACTGGAAACGCTTCAATAACTGGTACCGCTACAGTATCAGCTAACATCTATGCGAACAACTTAATTTCCGGAAACTCGACGGTAAACACAAACATCACTCCAGGACAGATTACTTTATCCGGACAGACGGTCAACTCTTCAGTATATACGGGTCTCTCTTACACTGCAAACAACGCTTCATACTTAGGTGGAACCGCTGCAGCGAATTACGTACAGAATGCTGGGGCGTATACATTTTCAGGAGTACATACTTACGCTGCAAACGTGGTGTTCAGCAACGGAAACGTTCTCATAGCCAACGGAGGCTTTGGTACGAACACACAGGTTCTCATCTCCAATGGTACTTCGATGTACTGGGGAACCTTCTCGGCTAACGACGCACTTTCACTCGGTGGCACGAACGCAGCTTTCTACGTAACAAACACCGATTCAAGGACTCTATCAGGTAACTTGGTTCTTTCTGGCGCGAACGTCACCGTCACGGGTAACATGAGGTTCGCCAACGGATCACAGCTTATAGCCAACAATGGATTCGGCACGGCTGGTCAAGTCTTGGTATCGAATGGATCTAGCATGTACTGGGGCGCCGGCGGTATCACAGTCTACTACGCTAACGGAACGCAGGCGTATCCATAATGTCTAACATAACTACAAAGTTCTTCAGCGAAACTATCGTCGAGTCACTCAAGCGCGAAATAGCCAACGACGTCTATTACTTCGCCATCGGTAGGTACACGCCTTGGGCCGACGAAAACAATCCAGATACGGCCTACGACACGACCGACTCCATCAATGATTTCTCGAGACACTTAGTTGCAGGAAAGAGAATCAAAAGCGAAGACGTTACCAACCTCATCCCTAGATACTTCTGGGGAAACGGAAACACTTACACTCAATACGACGACACCGACACAGAGCTTTTCAATAAACGATTCTATGTGATCAACTCCTCGGAAGTAGTATATAAGTGTCTGTTCAACAACGGAAACACGGCTTCAACCTCCGAACCAACTTTGGTGCAGAACAATATATTTCAGACGGCCGACGGCTACATCTGGAAGTACATGTATACTATCAGCTCATCGAACAACTCAAAATTTTCTACCGGATCTTACATACCGATCGAACCAAACACGACTATAAGCAGCGCAGCAGTAAATGGCGCGATCGACGTAGTGGTGTTAACTAATCCCGGCGTAGGATACACTGGATATATAAGCGGTTCGGTTGCACAGGTAGTTTCAAACACTTTGTTCAGGTTGACGTCGACTTCGGCGCTTTCAGTCGACAGTTTCTACTACAACTCATCGGCTTTCTACATATTCAATGGGACAGGCGAAGGCCAGCTCACAAACATCTCGAACTACGTCGTGAATGGTTCAGGCTACTACGTATACACTGAAGACGCTCTCAACAGCCCAGCTCTCGATGCAACCTCTGAGTTTCGCATAGCACCACAGATCCGGATCACCGGCGACGGCACGGGCGCTAAAGCCATCTGTACCGTCAACACGTCGACAGATGCTTTGATAGGTATCGATGTCATCAGTCCAGGAAACAACTACTCATACGCCAACGTTCAAGTCATAGCGAATCCGTCCTATGGATCAAATGCAACCGCGAGGGCGATCATCCCTCCTTTTGGTGGTCACGGCTACGACGCACACGCTGAGTTGGGTTCAAAGCTTGCCGGCTTCTCGGTGTTCTTTAACAACAGTGAGAGTGGATCCATATCCACGGAAGTCACAGTTCGTCAGGGCGGACTCATTAAAGCTCCTAAGAAATACACGAAACCGGCCCTTGGGAACGTAGCCTTTAACGCGTTGACAGCCGTCTCAAACACAGACGACACGATCGCCATCACAAACGCGAACACCTACTTCAACTACGGTGACAGAGTCTTATACACGACTAATACTGGAAACAACGCGATCGGTGGTCTTGCCAACAATGAGTACTACTACATCGCTCTGGCCAACACGACCAAGGTGAAGCTCTCGTCTAATCTCGATGGAACCGCCATAAATCTTACGGCTGGATCGTCTGAGACCGGACACAGGCTCTACACCACGAACACGTTCTCTACGAATACTTTCAATGCGCTAACGACTCTGACGATCACGACCGGATTGAACACATTCACGAACAGTGAGATCATTACCGGAACGACTTCAGGTGCAACTGCGCGCGTGGGATTTGCCAACGCCACCGTCGCGAAAGTCGTGATGGTCAACGATAACTTCATATCAAACAGCACGTTCGGTGAAACTATTGTTGGAGAAACATCGGGTGTATCGGCGACTATCAGCACGAACGGTATAAATAATCCAGACATAGAACCATTCTCATTCAGAGTCTTGCACATTGACAACGTTGAGTACATCCAACGCTCAAACACAGAGAATGAGCAGGGTTATTTGATAATTACACTCTAAGGACCGCCATGCCTACGCAGCTCAGTAACAACATCTCCACCGTAATCAGCACGACTTACCTCGATGATTTCAGTGAGTCTAACAGGTACTACAAGATCCTGTTTAGACCATCTACCGCGGTGCAGGCGAGAGAGCTCAACCAGATCCAGTCGATCCTTCAGAACCAGATCTCAAGGCTCGGTGACTACAGCTTTAAAGACGGCTCGATCGTAGACGGCGTCCACATCACCTATAGGTCGAAGCTTCCGTTCGTTAGGTTGAACGATACGTTCACCACGAATACATCGCAGTCCGTCACGGTCTACAACGACGACTACCTTATCACCAACAGCTCGAACGGTACGATCGCGGTCAAAGCTTACATCGCTTACTCTGCCCGCGGTTACAAGGCCAACTATCCAGACACGAATCGCTGGTATCTTACCTACGTTCAGACGGGTAAAGACGGCTCAAACAACGACGTCAATGAATTCCAGTCAGGCGACACCCTCTACGTCTACAACACGACTCAGAGTAAGTCTGCTGCACTTGACGCAGGTAAGCTTCTTGACACCATCACGGTTCTTACATCGAACGCGACTGTCAATGCAACAGGTTACGGATACGGTTTGACCGTTTCAGACGGCGTCATCTATCAAAAGGGTTTCTTCTCGACCGTCAACACACAGACGATCGTCGTAAGGAACTACGACCAGAACGTAAACAACTACGTCGTTGGCTTTGAAACAACTGAGTCGATCGTTACCGAGAACCAAGACTCAAGCCTCTACGACAACGCGATTGGTTCACCGAACTACAACGCGCCAGGTGCTCATCGCTTAAAACTTACACCGACGCTAGTAAGCAAGCTTCGGTCCGAAGCATCAAACAACTTCTTTGCGATCGCTGAGTTTGAGAACTCAAATACAATCACACAGAAAGCGGGTCTCGATCCTACCGCACAGCTCATGGCGTCGATGGCCAAGAGGACTTACAATGAGTCGGGCGACTACGTAGTTCGTCCGTTCTTCCTCGACTCTGAAGCCGACGCGGCGAACACTTCCGCTTTCTACTACAAGCTTTCACCCGGTCTTGCTTACGTCAAGGGTTATGAAGTCGAAAAAGTCTCTGACGTTTATGTCAACGCTCCTCGTGCGGTGAACACGAATATCGAGAACAACATCGGTATCACCTGCAACATGGGCAACTACGTCGTGGTGGATGAAGTCGAGGGTGTATTCAACAATGAGACTCTTGCCGAAGTCACCCTGTACGATACCGCTCAGAACTCTCTATCTGATCGTGAGAACGCGAGCTCGGCACCGTCTGGATCGATCGTTGGTTACGCCAACGTTCGCGGCATGCAGTTCTATAGTGGAACGAAGGGCCTCTACACCGCTCAGTACGCTTTGTACATCTTTAACATTCGCATGAATTCTGGAAAGACTTTTGCAAACGACGTCAAGAGCTTCTATCAGTCGACCGGTGTTGGATACGCAAAGGCTGACGCGGTACTGGAAAGTAGCGTCGCTATTCTCAAGGATTCGACGCTGGCGGCTGCAGTGTTCCCAACCGGCTTCGGCGCGGTAAAGACTCTCGTAGTGAACGGAGCGGCTTCTTCGGACACGACCTTCAACTTCCGCCAGATCAGTTCGACAACGATGGCGTCGAACGGTTCGGCGATCTTTAACCTTGACACGGCAGCGGCCGGTGGAACTGAGCGTCTTGGAATCTCCGTGGGCAACTACACCTCAGCGACGATTCTCAATCAATTCAACATCGTCGCTGGCGCCGCGGCTTACTCCGCCAACATCGCCGGCTCGGTGTCTATCACTTCAGGAAGCGTGAACGTGACGGGTACTTCTACCACGTTCACGACGGCAATCGCGAACGGTGAGCTCATCAGGGTCGCCAATGCAACCACAACTGTCTACTATCAGGTCAATCAAGTCGCGAACAACACGTTCATGAACTTGATCAGCATACCAGCCGCGACCTACGCGACCTACAACGTTGCGCACTACTATCCAGAAGGCCACCACTTCAACATTACGTCGATCAACGCGATCGCTGGCGGCATCTCATTCAACATCAATACAGGCTTGACTCTCAACAGTTCACTAACTGTCTACGGTTCCTATCCTGTCAGCAAGTCAACCGCGGTTCAGGCAAAGAAAGACGCGAAAGAAGGCACTTGGGTAAAGATAGACTGTTCGAACAACGCAGCTACTTCAGTCGGTCCATGGGATCTTGGACTCGTTGATGTCTACAACATCAAGAACATCTATGTTGGAACTACTTACGCTAATACTAACCCTGAGCGCAAGCAGTGGTTCTCTCTCGACAACGGTCAGCGCGACGACCTTTACGATCACGCTAAGATCTCGGTCAAGCCTCAGTATACCGGAAACATCACCGGTTCGACTAAACTACTCATTGAACTCGATCACTTCGTAGCAAACACTTCGGCCGGTGTAGGCTTCTTCACTGTCGATTCGTATCCCATCGACGACGCGAACACGGCTAACACGACAGGCATCACGACTGCGCAGATTCCGACTTTCCAATCAAACAAGGGTTACATCGACCTCAGAAACTCGGTCGACTTCCGTCCGGTCAAGTACAACACCGCTACGGTCACGACTACAGTAGGATCGGCAACGATCAACCCAGTAGTATCAAACACATCGTTCAACATTACTTCGACCAACCAGTACATCGCCGAGCCCGACTCAACCTTCACAGGCGACTTTGAGTACTACCTCCCAAGGTACGACATCGTTACAATGGACGTTGCGGGCAAAGTTCTAGTAAAGAGTGGTCAGTCTGCTTCAATACCTAAAGTTCCGTATATTGAGAACGACGTCATGCCGATCGCGGAAGTCTTTGTTCCTCCGTATCCCTCGCTAACCGTCAAGGAAGCCGAGACGTATAGTCGCAAAGATCTTTCAATGAGAATCTCGGTCAAGACGACCAAGCGCTACACCATGAAGGATATCACGAGATTCGACGAGCGTATCAAGCGCTTGGAATACTATGTCGTCTTGAATGCTCTTGAGCAGCAAGCTAAAGACATGAACGTACCGTCAGCCTCTAACCCGACTTTGAATAGGTTTAAGAATGGTATATTTGCCGATCCATTCAACTCATTCAACAGCGCCGATGTGACCAACATTGAGTTCAAAGCTTCTATCGATCCGGAAGCAACGGTTCTTCGTCCCTATTTTAATTCGTATCCAGTCGACTTTAAGTACGACACTGCAAACTCGACCACGGTTATAAACGGTAGCACGGTCACGGTGCCATTCTCACACGTCCAGTACATTCGCCAGCCCTATGCAACGAAGTATAGGAACTGCACCGAGTCGGTATGGCAGTGGAACGGTAAAGTCGACTTGTATCCAGCCTACGACTTTTTCCGTGACGAGAAGCAAGCAAACAACATCAACGTCAATATCGATAACAGTGCACCGTGGAAAGACTTTGCCAATTCACCATTTGGAACAAACTACGGTGACTGGAGAACAACCGGTTCATCAAATACTTCGTCATCAACGCGAAATGGCAGAGAAAGAACAGATACAACTATTACGACCACCACTCAGCAGAGAACGGTGAGTACGATTAAAGTCGACACCGTCAATGAAAAAGTTGAACTTGGAAACTACGTATCTGACTTCTCTATCAATCCATACTTAAGAAGCAGGGTGGTAGCTTTTATCGCTACAAATCTTAAGCCGAACACAACAATGCATGTGTTCTTTGACGGTAAGAACGTAGATGCTTACTGTGCACCGGGTGCTTTAAGTCCTAGCGCGAATCCACCAGCTGGCAAAGAAGCTGATATCGTCGCACAGACTGCAGCCTATGGAACGGCTCTGGTGTCAAGTTCAGATGGTAAACTCTACGGCTTGTTCAAGATTCCAGAAGGCCTGTTTAGAACCGGTGATCGAGTATTAAGGATCGTAAACGTTTCTGACCTAGTTACAGGTGCTGACGCTATCATTACTTCAGCCACTGGAACTTATAGCGGCTCTAATATGTCCGTTACAAAGCAGAGCACTACACTCAATCTCACTCAACCTAAGTTGACCTTTAGTTCAAACACGCAAACTAATACGATAGTTACCACTACAACCTCTACAAGAGACGTTAGTGAAGGAAATGATCCAATCGCTCAAACGTTTAAGATTACCCGCCCTGAGGATGGTTCTTCAGGCGTCTACATGTCAAAAATTGGCGTATACTTCTATGCTAAAGACAACAACGCGAACAATGGTGTAACCGTATACGTTTCAGAAACCAATAATGGATTCCCAGATACTTCAATGATAATTGGTCAAGGTCGCATCCTATCGGCTAATGTAACAACGAGCACGACGGGCACTGTAGAAACTCAAGTGACTCTTGATCAACCAATCATGCTCATGGCTGATAAAGAATACGCATTTATTGTTAAGCCAGATGGTAATTCACCTGAGTGGTTGATCTGGACAGCTGAGACCGGCGGAGTTGATGTTAACACTGGCGAGAACGTCTTCAGCAATCCGTACTCTGGAATTATGTTCGTCTCCGCGAATATGTCGGCTTGGACACCTATTCAGAAAGAAGACATTAAGTTCAACATATATCGCGCTTCATTCTCGATTGGTACCTACTACGCTTACTTCAACAACGAAGACGATGAGTACATCACCACTGGCGGATTCACCAGAGCAAATTCTGCTCTTGCAATCGAAGTCGGTGATTTAGTGTATAGCGCGAACTCAACCGGCGGACCTAACACCGCGGCTAACGCTGCATTTGGTAGGGTTCAATATGTCGATGAATCGAACGGGGTCATCTACATCGATGGATCTACAAACGGTAAGTTCTACGCGGCAAACAACATCAATGTCTATAGAACACCGGATCCGGCTAACACGACTTACATCACGAACACTTACTTAATCGCTAACGCGACTATTAGTTCGGTCGATAACCTTCAGTACCAAGCAGTGGTTCCTAAGTTCGCAACGATTCAACCAATCCTCACGGATGTCTTCTACGACTATAAGGCAACGGATGGTTCTTACGTTAAAGACACTTCGTATCAACGCGTTGTCGGTGAACTCGAGTATGAGTACCTTGATAAATCTAGGTACGCGGTTAGTAAATCGAACGAAGTTACAAGCATGTCTGGAGCAAAGTCTTCTTCGTTCCGCATCGCTCTAGGCACTTCGACTTCATACGCTTCGCCTGCGATTGGTCTCGGAAGAAAGTCATCGCTGTTCGTCAAGAACATCGTCAACAACGATGCGACGAATGAGTACACGAGGTACGGAAGCGCAAGCACCAAGTACGTATCTAAGAAAGTCGTGTTGGCGGATGGCCAAGAAGCTGAAGACTTAAAGGTCATGATCACGGCTTATCGCCCAGTCGACACCGACGTCAAAGTTTACGCAAAGTTCTGGAACCCATCGGACCCTGAAACTTTCGATAGCAAGAACTGGACTGTGTTGTCGTACCTCAATGATAGCGACCTCGTCTACAGCAGTCCAACGGATAGGACGAACTTCTATGAGTATGAGTTTGGAGTTTCGGCGACCGCGGCCTACACCAATGACGCGTACCTCGATGCAACCAACAGTGACATACTCACTTACGTCAACGCCGCTGCATCAAAGTTCTCAAGCTACAAGATCTTTGCGGTAAAGATAGTCCTCTTATCTTCTAACGCCGTCAGGATCCCAATGATCAACGACATAAGAGCCGTCGCGCTTCAGGTATAAATATGAATAACGAAACTTTGAAGAGATCAACTACTAATCCTGGCGCAGTGTTGAACTCAGACGCTCAGGGTCTTAGGGCCTATCGCGAAGCTAGAGAACGCGTTAGACAGGCAAACAAAGACTTTGAGCAGATGAAGTCCGACGTCAATGAGCTCAAGTCGATGATGACTCAAATACTAGAGAAGTTAAACAAATGACGATAGCGATCGCAAACGTAAATACGACGACCGACTCATTCGGTCAGTGGATTACGAAGACAAACGTCTTAGCGGACGCAATGTCGAATCAAGTCGTCACAACTAACTCAAACACAGCTACCGGCAACGCAGCGGTCTCATCAGCCTTCTCTGCAAACGCCCTCTATGCCAACACTCTTTCAGGCGGCAACAACTCGGTCACAGCAAACTTATCGGTTGCTTCTAACACCGCGTTTACCGCCAACGTAGCTTTCAACGGATATAGGACGAACCTAGGTCTAGGCGCCAACGTTGCAGTTAACTCGGGCAACAGCACCTTTAGAGTCCTCACCGTAAACTCTGCAGCGTCGAACACCTTGGTCGCCACGAAGATCACGACCTCGGATCTCTCAGACGTAAACACATCTTCGGTTGGAAACGGCCAAGTATTGGTGTATAGCTCCGGTAACTCTTACTGGTACAACACCAATACAATCAACATAAATACTACGACAAACACCGTGACTTTTTCTGGAAACATCGTCGTGACAGGCATCCAATACTCGAACGGACAGTCGTTCAGCTCATTGGTAGTCTACTACGCGAACGGTGTTCAAGCATTTCCAACATAAGCGTAAACTATGGCAGCGCTACTTAAAATCAACACCGCTACGACACCAGTCTCCCTGAAGCAAGCTTCTGGGACCGACTACGACTACGCGGTCAACTTGATACTCACGCAGTTCACAGCGTCTGTGTCGAACGCCAACATCACCGTGAATCCCGCAAGTACTACTGGATTGACGCTGATTGGTACGTTTACTGATACTTACTTGAACGCGACGCCTGGTCAGCACCCGATTGGAACCACTCCTATCTCGGTGACTTACAACTTCTATCAAGATCAAAGCGCGGCGGCAGAAACATTAACACGCCCAGTTGAGTTTGATACAACGATCAAAGAACAGTCTGATACAAATTTGAACGCTGATTTGATCGCTACGGCGCTGGCAAATTTAGTGTCTACCGGCGTAGGTTCATATGCCCTTCAGCCGTCTTCACCGACCGGAGGCACTTGGGTCTCGACCAGCACGATTACCAACACCCTTGACGCCGTGACTACAAATACAACACAACTTTGGAAGAAGACCGCAGCTGCAACTACCCCAACAACACTGCGCCCGATCAAGATCAATGGTGCAACTTCGCCAGTCTCTTTGAAAGAGATGTCAGACGCCGAGATTCAATCGCTTGCGACGCGTCTAAAGAATCGCTTGGCAAGCACCGGCATCGGCACTTATAAGATCCAAGGAACTACACCGGCCGGTGGAACTTGGGTGACGTCTGGCGCTTCGTTCCTAGACACCACAAGAACGTCTTCTTCGGTGTCTTACTCAGGAACTTATTCAGGCACATACACCGGAACGTATACTGGATCATACAGCGGAACGTATTCCGGAACTTATACAGGAAGCTACACCGGCTCATACACCGGCAACTACACAGGAACCTATCGCCCATCATACGCCGGCTTCTTAGGTGGGTTCTTTAGCGGTACATACACGGGTTTCTACAGTGGAACTTACATTGGAAACTATACGGGCGGCTACGCAGGCGGTTACAGTGGAACTTACACAGGAAGTTATACCGGAAGCTACACTGGTGGCTACGCTGGCGATACGTTAAATAACGACAGCAGCACAGTCTCAACAATCTACTTATGGGTAAGGACCGCATAACATGGCAAGGAAGATCATCAATCCTAGGTGGGGCAACGAAGAGAAGACAGTCATTCTTGCCACCTTCAAGTATGACGACGGTCGCGAGTTGATCGCGTCGATCAGCAACGTCGATGACATGATGAATCCTGATTGGAAAGAAATCATGGATACGTTCGGCGTCGATATGCTTGATCAAAACACCGGCGACGCTCTCGAAAGCCACATGAAAAGAAAGGCCGAACGGGCCGAGCGTGCTAAGATAGATCAAGACAGGGCTATAAAAGAAAGTCTGTTTAATCTCAAGGCCGAAGCTTTCGACATGGAAATAGTGAAGAACTCTAAGAACAGAGACGTCAAGAACAAGATTCGTCGTGCCGCAACGCCGACCGAAGTTCTCGTCTATACAGCTCTTCTCCACATGCTCGAAGATCCGTTGGCCAAGCCGACGGAGTAAACATGAACGGCTTCTTATACGTCGCTTCACAGAGCTCGGCGTTCTATAAAGCAGCTGTAAACTCAGCAATATCGCTTCTCGATTATTATCCTGAAGCGAAAATAACACTCTATACGCATAAAGCTTTTGTTAAAAACTCTGATCGTAAGTTCTTTGATAGGATTGAGACGGGAATCCCGATCCATAAGAGAGCCAAGATGTACACTATGGCTAGAACTCCATACGATAAGACATTCTACCTAGATGCAGATACTGAAATTAGATCCGAGAATATCAAAAAAGTATTTGACATCCTAGGAAACAATGATATAATGTTTACTAGGATTATACCAAAAGTTTCTAAAGATCGTATGATCGATAAGAACAATGATCTAGAGTATCACGGTGGTGTAGTCCTGTATAATTCAAAGAAGCTCACTATGCAGCTGATGCAGGATTGGTACGATACTTACTTGATTCAGGACAGGTGTCAGTGGAATCAGAGCCAGTTTGCCAAGTACAATCCTCGAATGAAACCGTGGGACCAGTTCACAATCTGGTACTTATTGAACGTGGATCCTAAATATAAGAAGATCAAACACGACTTCTTTCCAGACGGTGGCCACGCATACAACTACATAAGCTTGTTCGAACACTACCCTGAATTCGCAGACGTTGAACAGATAGTGTATCACTACACTATACCACCAAATAGGATAGAGAATGCAGTCGTTATCAGACCTAAACCCGGACCTTCTGGGGATTTTAACTGAATTCAGCGACTTCTTCTACGGTCGCGACTTCTCACACCTTGAGCCTCTCATCGGTTCTGATGAGAAAAGAAAGAACGTCAGCGTCAAGTCGATGGCGCGCGAAGCCGTAAGCGAAGAGTACTTAAGAAACGCGCTCAAAGAGGAACCCATAAAGTATGGCTACCCTAGGCACTCTTGGGGGCTTGAACTTGTGATGGATCGTCGCTACATTGAGGACAGGGAGCTTCTCGATAAGTCGCACGAAGCGAACGGTAAGCTCATGAACTTCTTCGGCGCGCGAAACAACGCTCTCCAGATGTTCTATCCGGCCGGCGGCTACATCGGTTGGCACCAGAACTGCAACGCGCCGGGATTCAACATCGTCTTGTCGTGCAACCCAGAGGCAAAGGGCTACTTCGAGCACTACGACCATGTCAACGATAAGTTCGTCAGGTTCGAGGATAAAGCCGGATGGAACTGCAAGGTTGGGTACTTTGGCTCGGACAAGGAACCCGAGAAGATGTACTGGCACTGCGCGTACACCGACAGTCCTAGACTAACGTTCAGCTATGTGATCTACGATAGAAACATTTGGGAAGACATGGTGGATGACATCGGAAAGCCCGATTAAGTTCATATGTCTGAAGTGGGGAACTAAGTATGGGGCCGAGTATGTCAACAGACTATGTGAGTCAATACGCAGGTCATATCATAAGCCTCATCGTTTTCTTTGCTATACTGATGACCCTTCTGAGCTTAGATCGCAAGTAGAAGTGAGAGACATCGCCGAGCTGCGAAGCATTGAAAACGACTGCTTTACGATGGAGAAGCTCTTCCTATTCGATGGTCTCGACTTCGAGGGTCCGTACTGTCTGCTCGACATAGATATACTGATTCAGTCTGACTTGACCGCATACTTCGATGAGTATAAGTTTAGCGAGCCGAGGTTCTCCATATCTTCCCGCGTGCACGTAGACGTCCCGTACGAAAAGATAGCACCTGTGTTTTTTCAAGAGGGAATGTGCTACGTCAACAGCTCGTTCGTGACTTGGACTGGTGACCAGCTCAAGTGGCTACCGCAGTTCTATAAAGACAACAAAGAGATCATCGACTATAAGTACAAAGACTTAGATACGTTTCTCTTTCACACGGTGCTTAAGAGACTAAACTTTCACCCACGAAGCATGATACACTCATACAACCACGAGAAGGGTCGCGTCAATACACCGATCGTCATGTTCAACACGTCACACGGCAGGGGCGTTGAGCTTCACGAGGGTCCTACTTGGGCAACGGAGTTGTGGGAATCGTATGATAGTGAATCAGGATCCTCTCATCTTCAAGTCGAACTTTCTTCTGCGCAGCGGTCGTCATGATCTTCTTTGGTAGGTACATGACTCTGCCGTACTTATTGATGAAGGTGTCGTCGCCGTAGTGTTCGCTTGTGTGCTTGAATATATCTTTCATAAGCATCTCATAGAGGTAGTGGTGTGAGTCTCCGACCCAGCTCATCACCGATGAGTTACCGTTGCAAAAGAACCTCTCTTTGTTCTTGTGATCAAGCTTCTCGACGAGCCTCCACCACTCATCGTTCTTCCAAACCGTATCGACCACTTTTAAGACGCCTTGACGAGCGTCTTCGACAAGAAAATCTATGTTCTTGCTTATGAGAACATCGAGGTCAAAATACAGGTTGATTCCTGGACCGGAGATGTTCCTGTTGAACAGAAGAATCTTGTTCCACCAAGTATCCAACTCGTAAGATGTAACATCGATGAACTCAACCGGTTGGTCGGTCTTCCATTCTGAGTCGGTAAGACAAACCATCTTGAAGTCGTGCGTTAAATACTTACGCACTTGGTCGTATAAGTTCTCGACGTGCTCTATTGAATACTTTGGCTTTACGAGTACACAGTAAACGTTTATCATGAATCAGACCGTTAAGTTTATAGTTTTAAAGTGGGGAATCAAGTATGGACCTGAATACGTCAACCGGCTATTTAGGACTCTGAAAGCTACGTACTCCGGCCCGTTTGAGTTCTACTGCTTCACCGACAACAGTCGAGGCGTTGAGTGCAAGACGTATCCCATTGAGATGCTTCCGCTCTTCAACTCAAATGTATTTACAGTCTGTAAGCTCGACCTGTTCAATAAGCTCCCATTCAAGGGTCCATACTGCTTTCTCGACTTAGACATACTCATCCTTAAAGACCTTAAGCCGTACTTCGATGAATACGGTTTCAAAGAACCGCGGATGATATACAACTACTGGACTGAGACCGAGAGGATCTATAAGTCATACTACACCGGCGACTGCTACGTCAACAGTTCATTCGTGACGTGGGACGGTGATCAATTAAAGTGGATGCGAGAACGATTCATGGGAAACCAAGAAGTCGTAGCGTACAGGTTCAAGACTCTCGATAAGTTCATCTACTACAGCAGCCGCAAGGATATGAAGTATCACCCGAGAAAAATCGCTTACGCATACAGCTTTGGGTCTGAGTATCCAAACGACGTTGAGCCCTACAAGCTAAGGGATCAATACATATCGATCTT